CTCAACCTTTTTAGTTGGGGGTGTAGGATCGACTAGCATTAGGGTAGCGATACGCTCTTGGACCCATTTGGGGGTCTCGTTTATGTTATCGTATCGTCCCAAAACTGACGTGTCAATACCTCCGAGGTCAAAACACATTATATCTACCTCATTCGTAGTAGGATGTATCGCCACGCGATAAGTCGTTGTGTTGCTTGATACCACGTTAACTTACTCGCACCTCACATAGAACATATTACTGGCGGCTCGATACCCAACGCCGGAAACGTATACCCCTGTCTCCACCATCGACAGCACAGACATTGCACCCATCAGACGATCTGGTAGTTCTTCCTGTGTGAAGTAAAACAAGTTCTCCTTCGTATCCGCCATGCGATACAGGCTTCGGTCGTCTTCCACTTCAGCATAACCACGGAACGTATTTCTGCCGTGAGACTCGATCACTTCGATAAATGTATGCTTCGCGTCATGCAGCTGCTTACTTTCTTCATGCTCCGCAACCGCAGTGAACGCCGCGTGGAGTTGTGCTTCGAGTTCCTTGTCAACAAACACATAGTCCGAATTCAGTATGCGCTGGAGTTCGTCCTGCAACGGATTTAAGTCCGGCTTGCGGTAGCGTTCCAAGGCAAACAAGCGAAGGTCGATCTGCTGTGTAGCTTTAGCCACTTGACTGCGCGCTGTGGACTTCGCATCAAACAACGCACTGACAAAGTCCCCCTGCGTAAACTCTAGCACTTGCTTGGTGGTCAACGGACGTAGATGTTTTGCTGCGTTGGCAACACCCTTGGGCCTATGCAAGGCACTAGCCATGTGTTGTTTCTCACCATAGTTATACTTGCCGTTGTGTATGTTGGGCGAGAACACCGCGTAACGCTGCTCTTGGTTGTACACTTGGCAGTAGCCTATGTAGCCCATGGCGTAGGTATCTTGTGGTCGATACACCCACATAGAATCCGTGCTTCTCGGCGCGACTTCGATACCGCGAACTTTCTGCGTGAGTTCATGCGCCATATCCATAGTGCCGAAATTTACAGTGACGACGTCTCTTTGTCCGACGATGTCTTTTACGAGTTTGAGTGATAGTTGAGGCATAGTTGTTCTCCTTACTTCTGCATGAAGCCTAGTTGTTTATTGATGAACGTGTTGTAGCGTGATCGTACTTTGGCTAAGTCCTCCTTGGTCTCTACTGTCTTTGTTAGATACTCCGCGTTCCAAGACCACCCATCGGTGCAGTCCTTGGCAAAGAGTACCCACAACGCGAGGCGCGCATCGTGTTGGTCGTCACGCACAATGGCACGGGCTTTGGCCGGTGCAGGTTGTAACCCCTGCCAAGTCGGCTTCTGCTCGTAGTGCACGTACAGGTCTGCCATCTGTATGCCCAAGTACTCTCTGTCCTCCAACGGCAATAGCGGCGACATAGCCATACCCCACTCAAAGAACTTCTTGATGTCGTCCTTGAACTTGGCCTTGAGGTCTTTGTTGACTGTCGGAGCTTTCGGCAAGCTGCGTCCTGTACCCTCGACATGCTGCCACCCACCCTCGATGCGTATGAACTTAACTGCAGAGTTGTCGTCACGTGTTGTAGCCCACGCACGGGGTAGAGACTGGTTGTAGTATTGGTTATTGGTGGTTTTGTTGTGCATCACTTTCGGCATCGTGGTTGTCTTGGCGAGGTAATACCGAGTATTCTCAGTATCGGGTAGAGTTCGTCCTGTTTCGATAAAGTGTTTGCCGTTGCGGATTTGGAACATCGTGTACCTTGGTGAGTGACGATACAGAAAGTTATACCTGTTGACGTGCGTACTCGGACCCCAACCGTTGCGTAGTGTGACTTCTTCTGTGCCATCACGCTTCTTGCGCCACACGATAGGTGCATACTTCTCCATGTCTGCGGGTGTCGGTGTGAAGTGCTGTCCATTTATTCTCAGGTACCAATACCCAAAGTGTTCGTCGCCAAAGTGATAGCCATCAGACAAGGCATAGCAGTTGTTGCTGATCTTGACGATGCGCTCGTATTTGCGGCGGCGATCCCCGATAGGGCGGATGTCTTTACCTGCATTGGTGCTGCCGCGCAGTGGAGTGATACTATCGTAGTGAGCCACTACCTCTGCAAAAGAGCGATAATTTGTATATGTTAACATTTTTAGTCTTCCTTGTGATATTAGTTTCGTTTAGGTTCTTTGGGTGGGTAGCTTCCATCTGCAAGATAAATCACCTCGCCACGGGAATGGCGGTTGTTTACTTCGGAAGGCGTTGCTACCGAATGCGTCACATTAGATTTCAACGGCTACCCACACGATACTCCTTCAAAAGATTATACTGACTAGGGTCATCAGGGCAACGCCACTGGCAAAGCCAAAGATAGCACCGACAAAGCCAGCGATCTCAATCTTCTTTTTCACTTCATCTTCATTCATCGTCGTCCCTTTCGACCCTACCTGCACCGTTGCAGTTTTCGCAATCGGCCCAGTAATCTTCCAGATACCCGTACGGGTTTGAGTTCGACATAGGCACCTCGCGTTCGTATTCGCATCGGCCTTCGCCCTCGCACTCGGGGCAGTTTATATATGTGGGCTGCTCCTGCAGACCCACAACGTAGTTTCCCATCTTGCTCATTTTATTTTTCTCTCTCTTGTTTAGTTTATCTTCCTTTAACTTGCGGAAGTAGGCATCGCGCCGCCTGCTAGATCGGAACAAGCGTCCGTTCTCGCGTTCCCCCCTACGATTGGTCGCGTGTTTTCCCATCTCACATATCCCTTGACTTTATGTGTACAGTTTTACCCACGTCTGCAGTTCTGCCACTGTCCATGACACACCACAGCACAGGCATAGTCCACTGACCCCAGCCACCGAATAGATAGCCATCGGTCAGCACGATTGCAGCTTGCGCGTTGATGTTGTTGTCCCGAATGTAATCGGTAACGCAGGTAACATCTGTGCCACCACCACCTGCGGGTTTGGTAGACTGCACAAGCGTATCGAGTTCGTGCATGTCATACTTCTCGTCACGACATACACGGGTGTCCCAATACATCAGACGTACACTCTCGGGGTGTACAGTCTCACATATCTCCTTCACCTCGGTGAGGAACGCAGAGAGTTCACGCTGTCCGATAGACCCAGACGTGTCAATAGCCACGACAAGCTCACCCACCTGTTCGCTAATACCGCTCGGCATATACATACCGCTGGACAAGTACCTGCGGTTGGGTCGGCGATAGGTAGAGTAGTCACTGCCTGTGCATGTAGTCTGCACAAACTCACGCAACACCTCCCGCCAGTTGACCTGTGGCTGTAGCAATTCGGCTAGGTCACGATCACCACCACTGCCCAGCTTACCTGCAACCAACGCACCTTGACGTACAGCCTCGTCGATCTCCCGTGCGAGTTCACGTTGTTCGTCGGCGGTCATCTCTTCCGCGCCATCCCAATCGTGTTCGTCGAACGGCTGACCACCATCAGGTAGTGACTCACTACCCTGCCCGCCTTCGTTGCCATCTTGGTCATCACGCAACAAGTTGTACACCTGTGCCGTGTCCATGCCAGCGTACTTGGTATCGTAACACCCGCCTTCGAGGATGCCTGTCATCGTGGCGAACCTGTCCTTCGCGTTGTCGTCCACGATCTTGAGGTTGATAACAAAGTCACACGCCATGTTCGCAAGTTGAGCGTCCTGTTGGTACAAATGTTGCCACGTTGTCAGGTGCCGGAACAGTTTGTGGTACACCTCGTGCAACACCAAGAACCTAAGCTCGGCGTCGTTGAGTTGCTTTACAAACTCACGTCCGTACATCTCGTCACGTCCATTGGTACATGCGGTTGGTACGGATGGGTCGTCCACGATGTTACGGTTCCCGATCATCAGCACACCAGCAAGCGCGGTGTACTTCGGGTTCCCCATGATGGAAACAACGGCTTTGGTAAGCCGCTGCTCCTCTGTTAGTTGGTTTAACATGAGCATTTTGTTATCTCCTAAAGAGCTTGTGAATGATACGTTCAAGAAGCGTAGGTTTCGGCTTCAAGAAGTTGTAGTCGAGATCGAGCGGATACGATGCCTCTTGGTAGAGGTTCGTTACAGGGGCCACTTCCTGCACCACTTTCGATTTGTTTTTCCGCGCGCCGTACTTTGTGTGCGGCTTGGCTTTACCCAACTTGAACACACGTTGTTGGCATGACTGCGGTGTGCGCCCCATGATTGAAGCAATCTCGCGGTAGCTTGTACCTGCATCGCGCATTGTCACGAGGACATCGTCCTCTTTATCTGTCCATCTTTTACCCATTGGTTTTCTCCTTGTTATGGGTTGCGGTTATAATCCTCACACCTTGTCGGCGGTGTAGAGGTGGTTATTCTTCATAGCCCACTCGGTGAACTTCTTGTTCGTCATCACCATGGACTGCTTGGAATACTTCGGTGAGCGTACACCATTGGCGAACATAGCCTGTGCCTCGGTATCGAGACGTGGCAGGTAGTCCATCCATGCGTTGAGCCAGTCTTTCTCCAACGCAGCAAGAGTTCTATACACAACCATGCAGATAGCTGCCGCACTGTCAGGCACTTTGGCACTGGCCGGATCGTCTTTGATCGACTGCAAACTAGGCAGCTGGTCAGCCAATGACACAAACGCCATCAAGTCCATCGCGCCACGATCACCAATCGTACCCATCAAGGCAGCGGTCAGTGTCACATCGTCAATCAAGTGCCGCTGCTTGAGTATGTCAGATGCAGAGTGCAGAGATCGAGACGTCACGAAGGCAGCGCGCTGCTGCTTGGGGTGGAAGATGTATGGGTTCTCGTCGGGGTCTTTCACATCCTCGAACGATGCACACAGCTGCGGATTGTCTTTGATCCAACCCAACATACTGTGATCCCAGCCATCGTTGATACCAAACTCGATCAGCGCCATGTGATCGGTCTTCTT